CAAAGTACGATAGTACTTGGAAAGAACTTGACCTCGGCTTAAGCCGATAGGAGACATCATGGAAAAGATTGACATTAAACCAAAGCTCATTTGCCCGGAAGCAGGTAAAACAAAACAGAAAACCGGTATGGAGCACGATATCAATAAACTCGTTGCTCGTTATCAAAAAACCGGTGTACTTGAAATAAAAGAAGATATGAATGGCCAGTTCATCGACTGTTGTAACGTCGGTGATTTCCATCAGGCCATGAACAAAATCGCAATTGCTAAAGAGCGATTTGACATGCTACCATCATCAACCCGGGCTCGTTTTCATAACGACCCCGGAGAATTGCTAGATTACTTAGCAACATTAAAACCAGAGACTGTAGACGAAGCCGTTAGGCTTGGACTTGTCACAAAAACAGAGGTCAAAGCGCTAGAGGATAAAAAGGCCGAACCCTCAAAAAAAGGAGGTGAGAACAATGAAATCAAGCCAAATAATTAAAACAATCATAAAAATAGTGACCATCCTCCCTGCTATTATAGAGGGCGCTAAGGCCATTATTAAGCGCTACAAAGACCTCAACAAAGACCTCAATGAGACCTCGGGTCTCTAAAGTCTAGAAGTCTCGTTAAAACGGGCAATCCGGCTGTTAGGATTGCACGTACAGGCCATCAGGCCGAACATTATGTAAAGTGGGCAGTATATATATAACTTGTTAATATACTGCCCACTGACACCATCAGGAGGAAACATGTATCGTAAAAGGATGTCTCGCCGTAAGTCAAAACGTTCTTTCAGACGTTCAGCCGGCTCAAATAAACGAAATTTCCGCTCATCTTCCATGCGAGGTGGAATAAGGATGTAAAATGTCATGCTATCAACCGAATCACGCTTGGTTATCCGACGACTTGCCTCGTCGTGTAACCTTTAAAATGCCTCTTCGTGACGGTTGGACATACACACAACTACCTTGCGGAAAATGCGCCGGGTGCCGTCGCAGACAGGCCAGAGACTGGACAATAAGAATAGTTCACGAAGCAGAATATCACGAAAACAGTTGTTTTCTAACGCTCACATACAACGATGAAAATGTGCCAAAAGATGGATGTCTAAACAAAAGGGATTTACAGCTCTTTTTCAAACGCCTTAGAAAAGACCTACATGGACGGAAAATACGTTATTTCGCTTGTGGCGAATACGGAGAACAATATGAGCGTCCTCATTACCATGTTATCTTGTTTGGTCTTGACTTTGCCAATGATGTTTCTTATACTCTTACTGACCTCGAAACACTTTGGGGAAAAGGTTATGTTAGCTCTGGAACAGTTACCGCTAAATCTGCAGCTTACGTTGCAGGATATGTACAAAAAAAGCTCGACAAACAGGATGATTACTGTGATAAAACAACCGGAGTTTTTCACGATTCAGAGTTCGTTGTCATGTCCCGCCGACCCGGGATTGGTGATTTATGGATTACCAAGAACCATAAAGACACTTATCACCATGATGAAATTTCCGTTGGATACCAAAAAAGCAAACCCCCACGTTTCTACGACAAATTCATTGTTAAAACATTCGGCGAGGAGCGAATGTCTGGGCTTAAAGCCCAACGGGTCGAAGCAGCACAAAAAAATCCCAAAACAAAAGAACAACTGTCTATGAAGGAAAAAATCGCTAAAGCAAAATTGCTTATAGCAAAAAGAGGATACGAAAAATGAAAGCTCTCTATCAGGTACAGGACGTTAAGGCCGGCGTATATCATCATCCAATAGCTATGGTTTCTGACGGTGAAGCGCACCGTGCTTTCGCTCAAGCAGCAAATAACAAAGAAACCCAGATAGGCTTAACGCCGGAAGATTTCCGAATTTGGAAAATCGGAACTCACGACGAAAGCACAGGGGAAATTATAATCTTCCCTGAAAAAATATTGCTCACGGAAGCACGTGTGCTCGTAATGTAAATAACGTATCCCCCCGGCTTAGCGGTCGGGGGGATTTTAAATCAGTTAGAAAAGGAGATTTCCATTGAAAGGAACAATTCAAGGACAGCACAGCTTCGCGATCGCTCCCTCGGTCGGCGTAAGCCGTTCAAGATTCAACCGTAGTAAAGGCCGTAAAATGACAATGTTCGCCGATTATCTCGTCCCATTCTATGTGGACGAAGTTTTACCCGGAGATACGTTCAATGTCCGGGCTACTCTCTTTGCCCGGCTTGCAACACCAATCAAGCCTATCATGGACAATTTGTACCTCGATACATTTTATTTCTTTGTCCCTAATCGTCTTGTTATGGACGACTGGCCACGCCTGCAGGGAGAAAGAAAAGATCCTGACACAGACATAGATGTCCTTACTCCTATAATGACTTCACCGGCCGGTGGATTTGCCGTACACTCATTGTACGATTATCTCGGCATACCGCCTGGCGTAGCAAATATCGATTTCGTATCATTGCTTCCACGAGCCTATAATCTCATTTACAATGACTGGTTTCGTTCGCAAGACTTAATCGACTCCGTTGTAGTCGATAAGGACCTCGGGCCTGACGACCATGCCGACTACGTACTTCTTAAACGCACGAAACGTCACGACTATTTCACAAGCTGTCTTCCTGAACCGCAAAAAGGTGACGATATACTTGTCCCTCTCGGTTCTGAAGCTCCTGTCCTCGGTATCGGAAAATTCAACGGTAATTTCACATCAGTAAATCAGGACGTGCTCGAATCAGGTTCTTTATCTTCGACGGTATTTCCTCTCTCCGCTTCTGTGGATGACGGAAACAACGATAAAAGGTTCTTCATCGAGGAGTATGGAACTACCGGTCATCCTTACATTCGTGCAGACCTCACTAATGCTACTGCAGCAACTATCAACTCACTTCGTGAAGCCTTCCAGCTTCAGCGACTTCTCGAGCGTGACGCTCGTTCAGGTACTCGCTATGTCGAATCTCTGCGTGCTCATTTCGGAGTTACGAATCCGCAGCTTTCAATTCTCCTGCGCCCTGAATATCTCGGTGGCTCCTCGGAGCGAATCAATGTTACACCAATACCGCAACAGTCTGCAACCGGCACAACAGGTACGCCTCAAGGAAACCTTGCTGGCATGGGACTTGCTACGTCTCAAAATGGATTTGTTAAATCCTTTACTGAACATGGCCACGTTATTGGTCTTTGCAATGTTCGTGCAGACTTAACTTACCAGCAAGGCCTTCACAAGATGTTTTCTCGTCGGACACGATACGACTTCTACTTGCCTGTTCTTGCAAATCTTGGTGAACAGGTCGTCTTAACAAAAGAACTTTATGTTCAAGGTACTTCTGACGATGACATCGTATTCGGTTATCAGGAAAGATGGGCTGAATATCGTTATTCACCCTCGGATATGTGCGGACTTTATCGTTCACAGGTTGCCGGTACACTTGATGTATGGCACCTTGCACAAGAGTTCGGCAATCGCCCGACGTTATCACAAGCCTTTATCGAGGAAAGCGTACCGCTTGCTCGTGTAATGGCTGTTCCTTCAGAGCCTCACATATTCATGGATGTATTTATTAATCAGGCCTGTACTCGTGTAATGCCTGTATACAGCGTGCCTGGCTTCATCGACCACAACTAAGGGGGTAATATGGGATTTTTTGACGGTCTTCAGGACGTAGCTAAAATATTCTCTAACCCCGTGAGTACTGTTGCCACTGGCGTAGACTTACTTCGTGGCGAGCAGGTTAAACGTGAAAATCAGGACTATGCTGATAGGTCTACAGCTTCCGCACGTGAGCATGACGAACGTATGCAAGGTCGTAACTTTGAAGAAGCTGCCCGTGGCCGTGGATTCGAAAAAGAAGTTTTAGAGGATGTACAATCCTTTAATCAGTCCGAAGCTGCAACGGCTCGTGATTTTGAAGAACGCATGAGTTCTACTGCAATACAACGACGGGCTGCAGACTTAAAGAAAGCCGGTTATAATCCGTTACTCGCTGCTACTGACGGAGCGTCTACTCCTTCAGCATCCGGTGCTTCATCCGGCGCCGTTGGTGCTCCTACAGGTTCAGGCGCTTCATCTGGTGCTGTTGCACGTCATACTCAACCGGCGGAAAAATTATTATCTACCGCCATTGAAACACAGCGCCTTAAAAAAGACATGCAAAATAGCGACGCAGAAATCGCTTATAAAAAAGCAGCTGAAGACGCACAAAAAGCGCAAGCGGAACAAACCCGGGCTTCAGCAAAAGAAATATCAGCACGTATCCCAGGTGTAGAAGCTGAAAGCCGGTACAAAGAAAAACTCAAAGGTTTCGAAAGCGAAGATTGGATGTTATATCCGTCGGTACTCGCCGACAAACTCGCTTCCCCTTTCGTGTCTGGCGCATTAGGTTATGCACTTCGCGGCTCACGTGCAGCACAGAAGATATCAAAACCAAAGTACGATAGTACTTGGAAAGAACTTGACCTCGGCTTAAGCCGATAGGAGACATCATGGAAAAGATTGACATTAAACCAAAGCTCATTTGCCCGGAAGCAGGTAAAACAAAACAGAAA